AACTTTAGGAGATAGAGATAGACTTTATACGTACAATATTAATCCTATTGCTACTTATCCAAGAGAAGGTGTAGTTGTATGGGGACAGAAAACTTTACAAAAGAAAAGATCTGCACTCGATAGGATTAACGTAAGAAGGCTATTAATCACTGCTAAAAAATTCATCGCATCATCTTCTAGGTATTTAGTGTTTGAACAAAACACCAAAGAAACAAGACTTAGATTCTTAAGTATTGTTGAACCTTACTTGGAAAGTGTTAGAAGAAATCAAGGTTTATATGACTTTAGAGTAATTATGGATGAATCCAATAACACTCCCGATGTTCTTGACAGAAATGAGCTAAGAGGTAATATTTATTTAAAACCGACTAGAACTGCGGAATTCATAATCTTAGATTTCTTTGTGTTACCTACAGGAGCTTCTTTCCCTGGTGATAATGAATAAACAAAAAAAATAAAATAAAATGGCATTTATAAACTCCCCATTTAAATATTTTAATCCTAAGCAGCAGATGAGATACGTCCTCTATATTAATGATAGAGGAATGGACATCCCTACTTATATGGTTAAAACAGCGGATAGGCCCTCGCTAGATCAAAATCCAGTAACTGTAGATTATATCAATACAGAATTTAAGGTTAAAGGTAAATCTAGGTGGCAAGATATCTCTGTAACATTATATGACCCAATTGAAGTAAATGGCGCTAGACTTTTGCACGACTGGATTAGTAAACTTCATCATAATTCTGGATTACTTCAAACTGGCACGGGACTAGTAACTCCCGGAGAAGATGGATATATCTGGGAATATAAGAGAACTTTAAGATTTGAGGCAGTTAGCCCTCATGGAGATGCTGTAGATCAGTTTCTATTATACGGAGCTTTTATTGCAGACGCTAAGTGGGGAAACATGGATTTATCTTCAGATGATTTAAACATGTTGGATTTAACTATAACTTATGATTACGCAACTATGCCACCTGTTCAAAATGCAAATGTATTGGTTCGTGACGTAGACGCATCAGTACCTGTAACAAGACCTAACGCGGGGTAATTATTAATAAACCACAGAGGTGCACCAATGCACCTCTGTGCTTATAAAATACACATGGCATTTACACACAAACCTTTTAAGTATTTTAACCCAAAGCAGCAAATGCGCTTTGAGCTGTATATGCAAGCAGACCCTTTCGGTCCTTTTTTTCCTACGTATGCCATAAAATCAGCAGAAAGACCTACTTTAGAGAATAATCATATCACAGTAGATTACATAAATACAGAATTTCACGTTAAAGGAAAATCAAGATGGCAGCCCATAACAATACGTTTTTATGATCCAATTGAAGATAATGGCGCCAAAATGTTACATGATTACATTAATAACTATCATCATAACTCCGGCACAACGGGAACATCCTTTAATCTTTTAACTCCGGGAGAAGATGGTTTTATACATGAATATAAAAGAACATTATATTTAAGATCATTATCGCCTCATGGAGATGTCATGGACTCTTTCGTATTAGTAGGAGCATTTTTTGATTCTATTAAATGGGGAGAATTTGACATGTCTAGTGATGATTTAGTATTGATGGAAGGAACAATAGTATATGATTACGCCATGGTTAGAGGAAGTAAGGTGAAACTTCCTGATGTAGAAGGGCCTGGATTAGATGGCGGAGGCGCTAATTTAGGAAAACAATTAGGGGACGCAGCCATAAATATTGGAAAGGGAGCCGCTCAAGCAGCCGCTAATGCCGGAATAAGTGCATTAGGTAATTTGATTGGCGGCGGCGGAAGGAACTAGTTTTACTTGTTTTGTATTAATTTTAAGTTTTTAGTATATTTATTATAAAAAGAAATGGCTAAATCTACGCCGATATTTAGACAGAAAAAGGAAGTACTATCTAATAAGGAGATGGTTATGACCGGAGCTTCGGAATATACTCAGTATAGACCTTTTGCTTACTTTGAGCCTAAATTAAAAAATAGGTTTGTCCTCTATTTAGATGTAGCAGGAATATATATCCCAACATATTTAGTAAAATCAGCAACTAAGCCAGGATTTACCTACGATAATATAGAATTACAGTATATAAATACAAAGACGAACTTTAAAGGTAAGATGACATGGGATCCGATAGAGATTGTACTATACGATCCAGTAGCGGCGCATAGATTTTCCCCTAGAGCGGCTAATAATCCATTTGTAGACCCTCTATCTAGTTCAGAGGAAGTGAAGAATGATTCATCTGTTTTAATATATGAATGGATATTAAATACACACTCAAATTACATAGAAGGAAGAGAATATGCATTAGAAACATATAAGAAAACATTAGTATTAGAAACATTAATGCCTAGAACAAATGTCCAGTCAGAAAGATGGGAGATACATGGTGCGTATGTTTCCGCGGTCAAATGGGGAGATTTAGACATGTCAGACGATTCTTTATCTACCGTATCTGTAACAATTATGTATGATTATGCGTTAATAAAGGACGCTAACGAACGAAAGATTCTTCCTTATAATACAGGAGAAACTTTCAAAGAGCTAGCAACAAATCCGCTTCCTAACTCTGTTAAATCCCTTAGTCAATTAGGAAACATGTCAAACGCCATGCGTATGTTCAACTAAAACTTTTAAAATAAGAATATTAGCATAAAATTAAATAAACATAAATATTATGAAACCAGACAGAGAAGTTACATTTAATCAAAGTCCTAGTGAAGACGGTATGGAAATTCCTATTCCGGTTATTCCAACTGTCCCTCAAGGACTAAATCAGACTACATTAATAGTAGATTTACCATCCAGAGGTCTTTTTTACCCTAAAGAAAACCCCCTATCTTCGGGTCAAGTAGAATTAAGATACATGACAGCTAAAGACGAAGATATCTTAACCAATCAAAATTATATTATGCAAGGAACGGCTATTGAAAGAATGTTCCGTAACTTGCTAGTATCAGAGATTGATTGGGATGATTTACTAGTTGGGGACAAGAATGCCATTATGATTGCCTCTAGGATTGCAGCTTATGGAGATGAGTACGTAATCCAAGTTACCACACCATCAGGTAATACACAGGACACAACAATCAATTTAAGTGAATTAAAGCCTAAACCGATTGACGAATCTGTATTAGTAACTAGAAATAGCAATTTATTTAAATTAACCTTACCTAAATCTAAAAAAGAAGTTCATGTTAAGTTATTAACAGGAAAAGAAGATAAGGAAATTGACGCTATTGTTAAATCTTACGAGAAAGTAGGAAAAGATCCGGGCTTACTAACATTGAGATTGAAGCACATGATTGTCGCTCTTGATAATAATGTTGACTTAGTGTACATTAGAAACTACATTGACACAGACTTACTAGCAGCGGATAGTAGAGCTATTAGATCTTTCTTGAGTAAAATTCAACCGGATGTAGATTTTAACGTAGAAGTGATAGACCGGTACACCGGGGAGCCATTTCGCACTCCAGTGGTTTTCGATGAAAGATTTTTTTGGCCTGACCTCGAGAGATAGACAGTACATATATGAAGAAGTTTTTCAACTAATTCATTATGGAAAAGGATTTACATATAATGATTTGATGGACATGCCTATATTTATTAGAAAATTCTTTTACAATAGATTATTAGAAGCTTATGAAGAGAGAAATGAAGCAAATAAAAAAGCATCCAAAAAATCAAGAAGATAGAATGAAAGAAGTTAGGGAGGGGATTCTCTCCTCCCTTTTTTCATTATTAGCCATTCCTACTCAATTAAAAATGGTGGGTAGAATGTATAATGCTGCGAAGGAAGATGAAAAATTAAAAAATCTAAGAGCCCAAAGATTACAACGTCTACAATCTTTAAAACATGATTCTGATTCTAATAATAAACATTTTAAAAAGTATAGATAGTATATATCATTTAAATTGAGTAGAAATGAAGCTGACGGAGATTAAAAATTACATGGCAGGTATTCTTGATGACTTAGAGAAATTAGAGACTAACTTAGATAAAGGACACGAAAAATTAGCTAAAATACATGCTAATTATCAAAAAGAAGCTAAAAATAGCGAACTAACTAAAAAAGCAGCAAAAGCTACTGATGTTTTATGGCAAGAGGATTATAAAAAATACGAAACTGCTAAAAGTTACATAGCAGCTACTAAAAATGAAATAAAAAGGATAGATAAATACATAGAGCGGTCAAAAACAGCTACAGATTCTACCGGTTATATAGATTCTATTACAACGAGTTTAAGATATATAGATGGCGCTTTATTTATTATAGGAGAAAATTCGGCGTATTTACATTCTAGACAAAAAAATAATCAATATTATTTAGGTGAACAAGACATACTAAAAGAAAAAGGTCTTTCTTTTAGTCCTGCAATGATATCGCTTCAGGACAGGATAAAAAGCAAAATAGAAGCAGAAGGATTAAGTGTACATAATGCAAATGTCAGGATACGTAATAAAAAAGCAAATGCGCCTCACGCCCCTTCCTCTCCGATTATTTCTAAAATAACAGGCACTGAAATTTCAAAAACAGCCGCTAAAAATGAAGAAAGAGACCTAAATAAAGAATCTATACAAAAAGCATTAGGATCCGATGATACTTCTTTGAAAGATTTAGGGAAGGGTGACATTGCAAATATTATAAGATATATAGGAGGGGTAAATATAGGTAAGAAAGCTATAACAGAAAAAGGAGAGTTATACGAAGAGACAGATCTTGAAAAATTAATATACAAAAAAACAGGATTAAACGCCGATCAAATACTACAAGAAGGATTCCTTGAAAAACATATAGCATCATCTCCATCGAACGTTAAACCTAAAAAAGAAACAAAACCTAAAAAACCAAAAGTAATTGCATCATCCCCCGCAGGAGTAGCTAATATAACTCCGGAAGTAGCCGCACCATCCCCCTCAGAAGTAGCTAGTATAACTCCGGAAGTAGCCACAACTGCATTAGGAGGTGGTGATACAGGAGGCGCTAAAATAGTATCTTTAGGAGGTGGTGGTAAAGGTGGTGGTAAAGGTGGTGGTAAAGGTGGTGGTAAAGGTGGTGGTACAGGAGGTGGTGGTACAGGTGGTGGTAAAGGTGGTGGTACAGGAGGTGGTGGTACAGGTGGCGGCACTAAAAAAGCACCGGGAGGAGGGCCTATTATCGACGTAAGATTAGTAGAGATAAGCAAAACATCTATAAAGCAATTAGAGGATTTATTAATAAAGGTCTTAAAACAGTCGAATATAACAGCAAGTAAGAAATCACCTGCTTCAACAAGTAAAGGCCCTAAAGTAGCACCTATAGGAGGAACCGCTCCGACAACTAGCTCAGGAGCTAAGATAGTACCATTTAACAATACTCCCACAACCCCAGGTGGATTAACCGTTATCCCAGGAGGATTAGGTCAATCACCAACTCCCGGAGGAACTACTCCGACAACTAGCTCAGGCGGCACAGTAGGTACTAGTTTTACCGTAGGTCAGACCGTTATTCCCGGAGGAACTACTCCGGCAACTAGTACCGGCGGCAAGATAATACCATTTAATAATACTACCCCAACCCCCGGTGGATTAACCGTTATCCCAGGAGGATTAGGTCAATCAGCAACTCCCGGAGGAACTACGACTACAGGAGGCACTACAAAACAACCTAAATTACCTAAAGACGTATTAGATCCATTTAGAAAAAGACTCTTGAAAATATTTAAAGAAGGGGAGGAGGAATTAACGTTTTTATATGCTAAAACAGATTCATTTGTTGGTTGGATACCCGGATTTAATAGTGCAATATTAGATGCAAGAAAAAAAGGATTAGAAACATTAGCCGCAGGTTACAAGGCATTCGACGAAGCATACGTTGATTCAAATGGCGTAAAAGGCAGTGCGTTCAAAGGAATGATGGCTTCTATGAAGGCAATGTTTAAAGTATCTCCTATGACCGTTATATTTGCGGGATTAACATCGGCATTTATAGGAATATTAAAAGCAGCAACTAGATTAAATAATAAGATAAAAGAAATATCAGCAGAGTTAGGGACATCAAATATGCAATCTTATGAATTTTTTAAGAATGCAATGAATGCTCAAACTCAATATGATAACATGTATGCGAGTCTTAGAGATGTCAGAGATGTTCAAAAAGGCATTTTAGGAGATTCAGGCATATTATTACAAGTAAATGATAAAGCATTAGCTAGCATAGCGGACAATGCAAAAAACATAGGAGTATCTACAGAGGCAGCAGGAGCTTTTACGGAGGCATTGAGAACAAAAGGTGCAACAGATGAGCAATCAGCTAATTTAATGGCAGCATCCTTAGAACTTGCAGATAAGAGTAAATTCATCATGCCTCAATCTGTAATGGAAGATATAGCTCAAAATGTGGAGTTCTCATCAAAATACTTTTCAGGAATAAACAAAGATTCAAAATCAGCGCAGCAACATTTAGTAGACACTAACTTACAAGTAAAAGCATTAGGATTAAATTTCCAAAAAGCTGCAAAAATGACACAACATTTATTGTCATTTGAGCAAAGTATTACGGCAGAAGTTGAAGCATCTGTAGCATTAGGAAGACATGTTAATATTGGAAAAGCTAGAGAATTGCTTTTACAAGATGACATAGGAGGAGCTATGGAGCAGATGATGAATGAAATGGGAGGGTATGATGCATTTCAAAACGACATGGATTTTGCTCAAAGACAGCTTCTAGCCAATGCCGTAGGAATGGAGGTATCTGAATTAGAAAAAAGTTTATATTTACGAGATAAAATTGGAATAACAAATGAAGAAGCGTTAAATGCCGCAATGAAAAATAGCGATTATTTAGATAAAGTAGCAGGTAAAGATGTAGAGTTATATAAAATAGAAGCTAAAAAAGTATTAGCAGCAGAAAGATTTAATACGGCAGTAGAAAAAGTTGGCGTAGCATTTAAATCATCTTTACTTCCCATATTAGAAGCTATTATACCTATTGTTGACCATATAGCTTGGGCTATAAATGGTATTGCAGAAGGAGTTAAGTTTGCGGTAGGAGGTCTAGCTTCAGTTGTTAATGTTATTAGCTTCGGATCTATAAGTAATAAAAGAAAAGACGAAAATACAGCTTCTCCTGCGGAAATGGCAGCATCTAGTGGATTGATGGTATCGGCTATCTTAGGCACTTTAATGTTAGGGAAGAGTAAAGCAGGAGGTAAACTTGGAGAAGTTGTAGGAAAAGCTAGAGGAGGCTTAGATGCAGTAACAGGTACTCTAGGCTCTAAATCTAATCCTATGTATGTTCAGATAGTAGGAGGAGCAGGAGGAGGCGGTGGAATTGAGGAAATTCTAGATTCAGTAGGCGGAGGCGGTAAGAAAGGTGGGCGTGCCGGGTTTTTAAAAAGAATGCGTACTTCTAAGAACGTAGTAGATAGAGCTAAATCTATTCAAAAAATTAGAGATGCTAGAAATCTTTCGACTAAAACAGGAGCTTTCTCTAAAATAGGCCAGTACATATCTAAGGTAAAACCTTCTAACATGCTTAAACTTGGAGGTTTATTAGCTGTTGCTTCTGCCGGATATGAAATTTCTAACAGACAACAGCAAGGACAGTCCACTGCTCAGGCAATTACAGGAACCGCAGGAGGACTTGCGGGAGGGTTATTAGGCGCAAAAGGAGGAGCGATTTTAGGCGCAACATTAGGGACTGCAATCGCGGGTCCTGTAGGTACTGCTGTCGGAAGCGTGCTGGGAGGAATTGTAGGAGGAGCAACTGGTTATTATGCCGGAGGCGCTGTAGTAGATTCTCAGTTTAAACCGAATGAATTTAAGACTCAGCCATTTATGTACGCCGGTATGAATGGTATGAGTGGAGGTGGTGGTATTTCTACTTCTCTGAACAAACCAACTGCAAAAGGAATACCTGTGGAAACTTCTATGGTTGATACCACTCCCACAACCCTCAAACCAAACTTCTCTAGTCCGTTTAACACAATTCCTAATTATGGAACTACTAGTGTATCTAGAGATTCTGTAATGACAAATAGCGTAAGTAAAAAATTAGAGGTTAGTGCTATGATGCAGAGTAGTATTAAGGAAAAAGAAAAGTCAGAGGAAGAATTGTTGAAAGCAACTGATTATACTAATAAATTATTAGAAGCCTTAGTCAATAAACAAAATAGCCCTGTCGTAGCTTACTTTAATGACGAAGGAAGAAGACAAGTAAAAAGTACTCTCAGAAAAGAAAGTTCACCATAAAATAAAACCATGCCTCTAGACGCAAGATCTTTATTTAATACCCCTACTCCGGGTAGCCTTTCTCTTAGAGATAGAAAGAAACCCTTTCTCTTTAAGTTTCAAAGAATATCTGCTGGTTCCGTAGGAAATGGGCCGGAGATAGTATTAATGGCTTATATAAATAATATATCAGACTCTTCTAGTCCGGAATGGGATGAAAGACTAGACATAGGACGAGCAGATGCAAAGATATTATATAAAAGCTTTAGTAGAACTATATCTCTGTCTTTTACTGTCGCGGTAGAAAGTGAAGTAAATCCCATGCAGCCTATATTTGAAAATCAATTAGACAATATATTAGCTAATAATTCTGCCAATAGGTCAATAACAGGAGTAGAACGGTCTAGAGTTTTAGTAGATCCTAGTGTAAGCAAATTATCCGATAAGATAATAGGAGGAGCAATACAAAGGGAAACAGGTACCGAGTATGCTACAAGAGACGCAGCTATAAATTTAAACGACGCTTCAAAAACATCTACCCTATCAACAAGAGTAGCTAATATTACATACCCTTCCCTTACTTCTGGGATAAGTGTGAACAACGTTACCTCTCAACTTAATGAATTATCAAAACTAGCACTTCCTGTATATAATGGGCCCTATGTTGGATCTTATGTTAAGTTTAATATCGGTAAACTATATACAGATGAAATTGGTTACATAAAAGGATTAACTTTCGATTGGGATAATTCACAAATAGTGTGGGACGAGGAAAGGGAATTACCTATGATTACCAATGTTTCTATGGAGATAGGGTATATAGGCAAAAGAAAACCTCAAGTAGCATCAAACTTTTTTGGATAATGAATAGATACGAAGATATAACAAATATAATAAGAGAAGAATCCGGCGTTAGAAGGTATAGCACTACGTATTATTACAAGATACCTTTTAAAACTAGTGATTTTTTTATATATGCTAAATCTGGTGATAGGCTAGACTTATTAGCTAATGATTATTATGGAGATCCTAGATATTGGTGGATAATAGCAAATGAAAATGATATAGGAAAAGGGACTATTGTACCTCCTGTTGGAATTAGGCTCAGAATACCATATCCTTTAAATATGCTAGAATTAGAGAACTTAAAAAAAGAAGCAATAAATGGCACCCCCTTTTAGAAGACCTATACCCACTTCAACAATAAATGTTTTAAACTCTCGAAAAGGGCTTTACTCGGATGGTAATACTTTTGATTACTTTAAACCAAAAACACGTAATACTGCTTTCTGTACGATAACTAAAGAAGGCATAACTGTGTCCACTAGAGAAGACACTTTTACTGAAACTTACAACCCAACTTCTTTAAAACCTAGACCGAACTTAGTAAGAGCAGAGATAGAAAGAATAGGAAATGATGCGTCTCTTGTCAATTTATCTATGAGAATTAGAGGCACTATAGAAGTTTATACTATGTCTGATTTTTTAAAATATTCAGAAGTTTTTTGTATAAATGACCCTAAAAATCAATTATCTATAACCCTAGCCTATGCAGCTCCTTTTGACGGATGCCCTTCTTATACCGTTAAGGGATGTTATATTGCTTATGGAACTTGGCAAACAACTAATGAAAACTACTATCAACTATCTTTTGAGGCTATAGGACCGGGGGAAGTGTTTTCCACACTTGACATTGGTTTATCCGGACTTTGGGAAAGAAGTGATTTAAAATATAAGAATAATAAATCTTTTAACAATGGCGTAGAAGAGGGTCAGGTATCGGGTTATTATGAACTCATGTTATATGATGCTCAAAAATCAGGTGCTACTCTAACAGATTCTATCGGAGACGGTGAAATAATTAAATACGATAGAAAAAATAATTATGAAGGAAGGGTACAATTCGGTATATCGTATTTGAATTTTCGTAACATTAGAAATGCAGACGTAGTAGTATATCAGCCAATAGAAGGAAATGAGCTAAGTCCAGATCCTACAGAAATACCAACAGCTCAAACGACAACTGATGAGTTCTTTACTTTACAGTATGTTGTTGACAGAATAATAAACGAATTTGCATTAGAGCCTTTTTATAGAAACGGCTGCGTGGAAGGATCAATGGTAAAAGATGTTTTCATAGGTTTTCCCGTAAAACCCCATTGTTCTTGCCTATCCGGTAATGTAGTTAGATCCTGCGACCCTAAAAAAATATTAATACTAGGCGGCGGAGCAGGAAACTATACAAATAAAAACAATAGGTCGGAGGGTAAAAATTATGAAGACGTTGCGGGAGGTACTATTGATGGTATTAAATCTCACTACACTACTTATATTGATTATAGAAAAATACTAATACATAGGAATACAGTATATGATGCCATTAAAGCTACTATGCACACTACGCGTATAGCAGACCCAGGGAATAATATAAAAAATGATTTTATAGATGAGGCTTATTTGAGGGTGGATACATTTTTTAAGAAATTATTTACTGTCATTAGCCAATGTACTGGGGGTTTCGTTCAGTTAGATTTAATTCAAGATGACGGAAATCAAACCGATGATAATTTAACAGAGCATAGAGTATTAAGAATTGTGCCATCAACTTTCGTAGAGGAGAGTTTTAATATATGGAAATTTGATACACTTAATGGAGACGGATCTACTAGAGAATTAAATATAAGCGCCGAACTCCCTTCTACAGATCTACATGCTTCCTTAGTTAAAACAATATTTAACACATCTAGAACAGCTCATGCAGTAAGTGAAGGAAACTGTGAAGATGGTTTTTCAACAGGACAGATGGCATTAGAAAATATAGCAAATAAACTATTAAACAATTACTACAATGATTTAATGCCTAGAACAAAGTACAGTGAAGAAACCTGTGATGGAGCCAGAAACTTACTAGCTACATGTCTAAGAGCTCAATCAACCGAATCTTTGAGAAAAAATAACCAGTATCTATGGCTTATGAAAATGAATGTCAAAATGGATGGTGTAGGAGGATGGAGAATAGGA